TTTCATTAAATCATATACCGCCCCCTACGACAAAATAAGAAATATTTGTTCTGCTTTTCTCGCACGGCTAATTGCTGTGTATAATAATCTACTATCATATGTTTTTTCCATGTTGATAAATAATTTATGTTCTGCTGTTTCTCCTTGAATAGAATGAATTGTATAAGCGTGTCTTATCTCGCAAGTTGTATCAGGTTTATCACCAATTATAATCTCGCCATTTTTAAACATTCTTGTATTTTTTGTTACATACCATTTTTCCATATCCTTGAACATTTCGGTATAAGTATCTTTTATTTTATGACTTCTAGATAGTATCATATCATCTATTTTATATAATTGTTTTAGATCATCATTCTTAATTTTTTGAAACATACATTTCACATAATTATTTACTTCATAATCAGGTCTTCCATATTCAATCATACTTCTAATAACTTCTACGATGTTAATTAATTTATCGCATTTATATCTATAGTTTGTTGTTTCAGTATAAATCTTATCAAATCCATCTTGTTTTATTTCTACTACCGGTGTTCCATCGGTGCTAAATGGTGGTGCTTGAAATCCAATATCGCCACAGAAAATAAGTTTGATGTTTGGAAACTTATCAAAGATAATATTTTTTTCTTCATCATTCATCATACTAACTTCATCAATAACAAATACATTATACTTTCGTTTTATAATACCAAACTTTTCAGGATCACAAGATAAAATATTTGCCCATACTTCACTATCAATCTTATATTCAAAACTCTTTTTAGTTGCTAGTTTCCATGAAGGTGCGATATATAAAGGTCTAACTAATCCTTTATCGGTTAAATTTTTATGAGTTTTTCCATTACCTCCTTGTCCAATAAATAATTCTTTTCCAAACATTTCCTTTTCTTCCCCACATTCCCAGTATTGTGGTAAATCACAAATATTACTTACATAACTATCCCCAGCAAGATTAGTAAAATTCATTTTAGTTTTAGCAAAGAAACCCTTATTTAAAGTTTCATCACCGGTATAGTAAATACCATCAACACATACTCTAATTAAATTATCTTGATCCATATGTAATAATTGATCTAACATTTGTAATCTTTGATAAGCAACGATGAATGCTGTAAAATGTCCAAAATGATAATTATGTTTCTTGGGATAAGAAATAGTAATTTCATTATTAGAATACCAAGTGCAGTTCTCAAGAGTTTTTGATAGGGCTTCATCACCATAACAACTAAATTTTTTAGTTAAGTAATGACTATCACACATACCAACATATTTAGCATAGCCCTTTACATCATCATATTTCTCAAATAGAAAAGGATAATCATTCATATCAAAATCAATACCTTCAACACCCCAGCAACCATACATAATATCAAATTCACAACCTTGTGATTCTAACCAAAATAATTCACACGAAGGATAGATATTCATATCATAATATATTTTCAATTTATCATTTAACTTTTTAACTTTATCGGTTAATTTAAGATTATGAATTTGATATAAGCCAACCCCATGTTGTTCTGTTGTCTTTCGCCAGTCAGTAATTTTACCAAGAAACCCAACATAAAAAGGACAATTTTTATAATTCGCATATGCGTTCTTCATATCCATATGTTTCAATCCTTCTTTATCAATATCCGGAATTTGAAAATCAATAGTAGCGTTATAGTGAGTTCCCATTTTAACGAAGGCAGATAGATCTTTATTATCAATATCATCAATATAGCATTCGTTTAATCCTTCGGCTATTTCCATTTCATTTACAGAGTTCATAAAATCATTTGATAATCTCCATGTTTTATCTAATGTTGATATGCTATTAATTCCAGTTAGATCTCTTTTGAATTCATAATATTCATTAGTATCTCTATCAAATCTATTTTTAATTTTAATCAGTTCTTCTCGTGATACTTCTTCAATATTATTTAAGCAAACTAATTGATCTGTAGTCATATAAAAATGCTTTCCAATTTCAACATGGTTAAACTTTGTGTTACGCATTATAATATGTTTTAATGGTTTCTTGGAAGATTTAGATTCAATTACATATTTATCATCGCCATAAATAATCGGTTTTTCAATACTAATATCTATTTGTGCTTCATTAGAAATTCTAATTAATTCTGCTTCTCCAACTCCATTATCGCCTATCTCTGTTTCAATTTTTTTTAATCTTTTAATAATAGCACTATATCTGGATATAGCACTAGAACTTTTACTATCTTCTTTACAACTATTAGCCCATGAAAGAATTGGCTTCAATAAACAATTAACATTACCTTCTTTGAAAAATTGTAAAATCTTTTTTTGATCTAATTTCACATTTCCTAAATAAAAATAAATTTTGGCTTCTTCATATTTATCCCAAATCGTTTCATCACTACTTATTTGAAAATACCATACACCTGTAGATTTCCACCAGTTTCTAAAATCATCACCAACCTCAATCTCATTACTTTTAACAATAACGCCATTTTGAATAACTTGAATTACGATTGATTTACCAGTAAATTTTTTCAACATATCATAAACACTTCGCATAGGGTCTTTGTATTTTTTGTAATCAAATATGGTAAGGTTTTGTTTGTAATATGTTTTCGTTGTTTTAGATCGTGCTTGTTTTTGCTTTTCATTCTTAACTTGTTTTTGTTTCGCACGATAAGCATCAAGTAATACAAAATACTGGTTTCTCAACCTAGTGTAATCGGCTTCCTTGTATCGCTTATTAGGTGTATTGTTTCGGTCGTTGAAAAATTTTCGTAATCCTTTGTCGCTAATATTTTCTCTAAACTTATGGTTTTCCATTTCTTATATATAGAACAAAGAAAATAATCTCTAACTAGTTTTCCTAAATAAATATATATAGGACAATTCCTAAATATATTCCTTTATACAAATTTTAATTCAGCGTTAAGATTTCTATCAATATTATTTTTAAAAGATCCCACTATATCAAACCCTATACCCCATATATCGCTATGAGTTTGTGGTGTTTCAGTTCGTTGAACCATCTCATCATATATAAGGTGTAATTGATTATCAGTAATATTATTATTATTCTGCACTTCTGTTAATTTAGTATTAGATGAATTATTTAAATCAAATTTTATTCGTTCTCTTTCATCTTTGGGAATAAAGCCAAGATATTCAATTGAATTATAAAAGACATATTTTCGTTTTTGTTCTAATGAAACCATACTTATATACTTATATATTAGATTCCTAAAGTAATCCAATAAATCTATATTCCTTAAAACATTTTTCTAAAGCGTATCTTTTATTTCTTTTCTCACGATACTTTTCGGCATTCTTTTCATAGTTTCCTTTAGCCCATTCATTCATGTATTTATGAAACTTATCTGGGTGCGTATCACGCCACCGGTATATGTATTCTCTTTGCTGTTGATTATAGTATTTAGCGGTTTCCATTTAGTTATATATATACATAACAAAATGTTTAACTAGTTTTTAAAATAAATAATTTGAATTCTAGATCTAAAATCTTTTGTTCATGTTCCTTAATCTGCCTTTGTATTGAGCGGCAATTAGGGTGTGCTGTTATAAGTTCAACATCTTTTATTGTTCTATCATCGCCCCATAAGAACCTTTTCCGGTGTATATATGGTTTAGCACATACACAGCAAATATTCTCTCTGTGGTCAATACATATTCGTTCGCAATAATCTTCATAAGTCATGTGATAAGTAGCAGCCATCTATATACATACAACAGAAATTAATTTCGCCTAAATTATTTATTACTTTTTCTTTTTAAATAATCAATTTCACTTTTTAATAGTTTTTGAGTTTTTCCGGTTGAATCAATACCTAATATATCCGCCATTTCTCTTAACTGGGCTATGGTCTTATTACTAGTAGTAAATTCATTTGGTCGTCTTCCTCTAATCCCACCACCAGCAGCACCACCAGAACTTAATGGTGGTAATAAAGGCATAATATTAGAAGGCACAGATACTTGTGTTTGAGATCCAGTATCAGCAACAATTCTTAATCTAGGTGGTGGTCTAGGTGCTGTCTGTGTAGCCATTTCAACTACTTCAGGTCTCGGTGCAGGTATAATATCAAATGGTTGTAATGCTGCTTCTTCTAAAACTCTTGGTCTAGGGGCAGCAGGGGCAGGTGTAAAAATATTATTATTTAAAGGTTGAACTTGTTGAGCATCAGGAAAATAATAACTTCCAGATGGTTGATTAGATCCACCACTAATATTCACGCTAATATTAGTAACCGGTGGTTTTCTAGGAACACCTGCTCTGCGTGGTTGTCTAGGTTTCTTCGGTTTCTTTACCTTAATTTTTTTCAATTGCTTCGGCATTATATAATATACTTTTATAAAAAAAACAAAAGTGTATTACTTTTTACCCTTCTCAAGCATACCATACTTGGCGGCTACTTCAGGGGCAGCAGCCATTAAAGCAGCCATAACAGAAGAATGTTTATCATCAGCCATAAGTCCTTTAGCAGCACCAAGTAATTTACCACCAGATCCTTTCACGAAAGCACCAGAATTCATACCTTTGGGATACATTATATATTATGAACTAGAAAATAATTCTTTTAAAAAAAGAATTACAAAAAAAAAGGAAGGGGTTGTAGGGGAAAACTTGGTTTCCCTACTTTAATCATTTATCAATAGTTCGTCCCAATTGCTAAATATCCTTTGACTATTCGTATTAATATACATGAAGTCATGGGATTTCCTAAATATGAACTTGAGTATTTCAATAAATAAATCTTTGTGTTGTTCTATCTGTTCGCTAAAAATATTTTCCATTTCCGTTTTATTGATCTTAAATACAAACATATCTGTAATACCTTGTCTAACTTGTCTGGGAATACTATTATATGTTTGAACAGCAAACCAAATACTTAATCTAGCATGTCTGCGATTATTAATCATGTGTAATAATAATTTCTCATTTTCCCCTTTAAAATATTTTTGAACATCATCAAATATGATAAGTGTATTTTCGCCATCTTTCGCATTACTCTGGGCAATATCATAAACTTCTTTCAAGTTCTCTAAATTAACTTCATCATAAATCTGGTCTTCCGGTAAATACTTATCAAAGAAACTATCTTTAATTGATGCACGGCTATTAGGGGGCATAAATAATAATATGCTGCTATATACACGCTTAAACAGAGCAGATGTTTTCAAAAATGAAATCAAGAGTGACGATTTACCAGAACCGGCTTTGCCTAAAAATGTAGTAAAATTACTCTTATTCATTAGCCGTGTAATATCGTAATCATTTAATTTATCATCTAACTCTGTATCCACATTAAATTTTGGTAGTTTCAAATTGGGAACACTATTATGCTTTACTTGAATATCCATGCTATACTATACTAATAGATTTAAAAGGCGGTAAATTCTTATTTCCTTTTATTTTTTGCTTCAACTCAATCTGTTGTTTTGCTTGTTTAGGATCTATTTCACTTGCGGTTAATGGTGTTGATTTGTTTATTCTTTTTGTAGGACGATATACCGGATATTTACTATTACCAATATCTTTCCATTCTTCTTTGAACCATCTACCAAGATTTCTTGGTTTATTATCATTTTCATATCTTCCACCTCTAGATTTATAAGTTTTTACAATCCAACCACTCTTATAAGCACTTGGTTTATCATAAATTTTATTTGCTTCTAACTTTACACTATCGTATAATTTTTGATCTAAAATATAAGGCATATAATATACTTTTAGAAAAAAAAGTATAGTAAAATGGGGGTCAAAGGGGGGCGTAGCCCCCTTTACCATAGAAGTTTATCTGCCCACTTTCCATTTCCACTAAATCTATCTTTATTGTGTCTAATTTTATATAATCTTCTTCTTTCGTCTGCATATTCCTTTCCTTTTGTATTAAGATAAGTTGGATAATCATTCATACCAGCAGCACCAACACTAGCAATTTTATCACCTTTTTTAAATACATCAATTTTCTTTTTCTTATTTGTAGATGGTTTAACTTCAACACCCAAATCTTTCGCTTTTTGTTTTGTATATTCTGTAATATTATAAACCATATAATATTATAGAGAAAAATACTTTTAGAAAAAGTATAGCAAAAAGGAAGGGTCGTAGGGAAACCATTGGTTTCCTACATTAAATATTATCACTACCTTCGCTATTTGTTGGTGTTTGTGGAATAAAATCTCTTATAACTAATTCATTTTGTAATTTAACCGGAATTAAATTCTCTTTCATTTTTTTACCGATAATATCACTTGTTTCAACTAGTTTACAATAGATCTGGTATTTCTCATCTAGAAATGTTCGCCCATCAATTCCTCTATTTTCTGCTGTTAAAGAAAGCAATCTAAATATATCAATAGCCAAAATATAAAAATCTTTACTAGAATTCAATTCTATTTCCATAGAACTTTGAACACCAATGAACAATTCTATACTTGTAATTACACCTGTAATTAGTGAAACCCCACATGTAATCAATGAAATATATCCCTGCTCTAAATATGGTTGTAATCCAACAGACGCAAACACATTACAGGCAGAAAATATTATGGTGGGAATTCTAAAGTATTTCAAAATTGATTTTAATTCACCATATCGTTTTTTGTGTATATTACTCATATTCATGGAATTAGATCTAATCTGTTCCAAGACATACTCTATATCATAAGTCCAAGTCATTATACTATAGTTATATTTTATTGTGCAGATGCTATTTTTACAAATTTTAAAGACACATGATTCGTATCAATACTTCCTGATCCTGATGCAACTAAAGCGTAACATGATATTGTTGTTGGTAATGATGTTACATTAAAAACACCACTACAAGAACCATACGCATAACCGAACGATGATTGATATTCATTATTATCGCCTGAATTTGTTGTCCCAATAGATACACCCCAATTTTGATAGCCGCCGTTTCTTGCTGTAAAATACATTAGATAAATTCCAGTTGAAGCAACCGAATAATCTGTTGCGATTTTATACCAATTATTAGCACTAGACATAGATACATTATTAACAGCGGTAGATGTTATTACTGGGTTTATAAGTGGTTTTCCTGCCGATGTTATTACACCAGCAGTAGAAATACTAGCAACTTCCGCACCATTATACAAAAATTTAAATCCATTTGTTAGTGCTGTTTGAACATTAAAATTAAAAGCATTTGAAAGAAGAGATGCGTATGCTAATGAACCGGCAGAGCCATCTGCTTGTAACCATGTTATTGTTGGTGATGAACCAGTATTTTTTAAAAAAATATTATCTGTAAAATAAGCATTTCTAGCGTAAAGTGATGCTATTGTATAAAATCCAGTCCATAATGAGTTGTTTTGTGCTGGGACATAACCAGCATTAGTTACTGACCAATTATCACCAGTAGTAAATGGCGTTAATATGGAATATGCAACATAACCAGATGAATTGCTAGATCCAGCCGCATAAGACATTTGACTGAAAGAACTTGTGCTTGTTGTTGTATTTGCGATTATTCCATATGTAATTGATCCAGCACCGGTAGAAGTTAATAAACTAGGTGCACCTGATTTTGTTGATGAAAGAGTATATGAAAATGTAGCATAAAAAGTATAAGTATCTGTGGTATTGGCTGCTGGAAGTGTTGTTGGAACATAATTAAAAGTAAGTTGTTGCATGTAACTATTAAATGATACAATACCAGTAGCAGATCCTAATGTATATGATTTTGCGATTGATGGAAATGGATTAAATAAACTTTGTGTTGTTAATGAAACACCATTTTTATAAACGGCTACACTTGTTATAGCACTTATCGTAGCAGTTATAGTTTGAGCGTTAGGACTTACCAAATCCCCAACTCTAAATGAAAATCCTACTGGTGTATTTATTTGAATTGATCTATTTACCCCATCTGTAGAACCATAAGGAATAATTCCAGTTCCAACTAAAATTGTAGGGGAAGAAGAAGCAGGAAAAGCAATACCATCATAAACAACCATAATATAATATATACATAGAAAAAATTATCTAGTAACTACATTTGCACTAATCGCAGTTGAACTAGCATTATTAAAACCTATAAGATTTGTAGATGTATCTAAACCATTAATATAAACTTTATTTGTAAAAAAATTAATTCCTGTTATAATATTCGTTGAAGCAATAGTAACATAATTTACCATATTTGCTATTGTTTGAAATATTGAATCTGTATAATTTTTAGTAACTAATTGAGTGCTAGAACTAGGTGTTAAAGTTGATGTTGGTAATGATGTATTAAATGTATTTGTTCCGGTGAATGCATTATTAGCACCAGCAGTAATGGAATTAGCAATAACGAAAGCAGTATTAGCAATTTGAAGAGTATTAGTTCCAAGATTCGCTGTTGGTGTCGTTGGTGTTCCTGATAATACTGGACTTACTAATGTAGCATAACTAGACATTTCAGATATAAGTTGATAAGTAGATGCTGCTGTAGCCGAAGTTAAATAACTAGACATACTTGAAATGAGTTGATAAGTAGATGATGCTAAAGCACTAGTTAAATATCCTTGATTATTCACATAAGCAGTAGTAGCAATTTGATTTGTATTTGTTCCATTAGCGGCTGTTGGTGCGTTAGGTGTTCCTGTTAATGTTGGGCTTAATAATGTAGCATAAGTAGATCCTGCTGTAGCATTAGATAAATAATTACTCATACTTGCGATTGTTTGAAATATTGAATCTGTATAATTTTTAGTAACTAATTGAGTGCTGGTAGTTGGTGTTATTGTTGAGGTTGGTAAATTCGTATTAAAAGTATTCAAACCAGAAAAAGCATTATTACCACCAGCAGTAACATCTCCTACTCCTCCACCAGTAGAATATGTAGCATCTGCATATTCCTTTGTAATTAATTCATTACTTAAAGTTGGTATAACATTAGATCTAGGAAGTGTATTATAAGTATTTATACCAGAATAAGTTTGATTTCCAGTAAAAACCGAATTAAATGTATTTGTAATATTTGTATCCACATATAATTTATTTGTTATTGATGTTGAAATTGTAGGTGCTATTGATGTAATTGGATTAGCAATAGTAATATAAAGTGCATCTGTATTTGTTTGAGTTACATAATCTTGTTCTTTTACAAATTCCGTAGTAGCCAATTCAAGTGAATTATCACTTAATAATGGTGTTGAAAACCGAGTAAGAGATGCTGTTCCAAAATCTATAGCACCGCTAGAATTAAAAATAAGTTTCGTAGCAGAAAATCTTAATGCACCATCGCTTTCAAAAGTATATGGCTGTGCTATATTTGGATTTCCATAATAAAATGCTCGTTCATAAAAATAAGGTAAATATGGATCTGGATCATCTGTAGAATTAGCATCAATATAAAGTAATCCTCTAGATTGAATTTTCATTACACTTGCACCACCCATATCAACAGGTATAATTTTAGCCGTAACAGGATTAGACCCATTTGTGAAATTTAAAGAATTTTTAATTGTAGTAGCAGCATTAAAAGTATTCGTTCCAGTAAAAGTATTATTATTATTAGCATATACTCCTTCTGTAAATAAAACATCTTTTATATAAACATTATTTCCAGCATGACCTAAATAGATATTATTTCCACTTATATCAATAGTATCACCAGTAGGTTCAATATGATTTGTTTTCACTTTTCCAGTAACATTAATATCTCTATCAAAAATAGCATTTGCGTTTATATTTGGACTAGCAGTTGTATTATCACTATTTCTTAAAATACCATAAATCGTAGAAGATTTGAAAACATTACTCGTAGCCATTATATTCTATACATATATTATTTTTTAACCTAATGCTTGAACCACAAAACCACCAATATTAAAATTATTCGCAAAGCCCATATTTACATAACCATAAAGATTTATTACATCATATCCACTACCGATATTTATAACACTTGGTAAAGCACCACCAGCAACATTACTATTATTACCTATCCTTATTGTATTCGCACCAAGAGTAGTAGGATAATCAAAATCTACACCTTTTATTTTAGGTGCGTTTAAAACAGCATTATAAAGCATATTTGTATCCGCATTTATATTAACTTGTCCATTAGTAGCATTACCTAAATTTAAAGTAGGATTTGTTGTGGTTGTAGCAATATTTATTATTGGTTGAGTAAAAACTATATTATCACCAGTAGTTAATCTTCCGGTTGTTATTATATCACCATTTACATTTACAACTAAAGCATCATCACCTATAGTTAATTGACTTCTAACATAACAATCGCCGGTATTATTAGCGAAAAAACTAACTACACCACCATTTTCAATTGTATATTGGTTTATTGCTGTAACAACACCAGATCTATTTACCGAAAATACTGGATTTCCTAATACGACTGAATCACTAACTTGTAAAAAGGCATTACACATTTGTGTTGGCTGTGGTAAATCTAATGCTGTAAAATATTTTACTTTAGTTTCTATTGCAATATTGGCTGCTTCTGTTCCTGCTATTCCACCTGCTTCTGTTCCTGCTGCTGTTCCTGCTGCTGTTCCTGCTGCTGTTCCTGCTGTTGTTCCTGCTGCTGTTCCTGCTATTCCTCCTGCTACGCCACCTGATATTGTCCCTGCTGCCGCTCCTGCTACTGCACCACCGCCATCTCCACCTGTATCACCTTTATCACCTTTATCACCTTTTTCACCTTGTTCGCCTTGCCCACCTTGTTCGCCCTGTTGCCCTTGATTACCTTGTCCGCCTTGTTGCCCTTTTTGTGCTAATAAATTCCAATATGTAGTATTTGTTGGATAATTATCGTATGATGCTAAAATACATATATACGAAGAACCATTATAACTCACATTATCATTTACAGCATAATTAATAAACCAAGTATAATCACCTTTCCATGTAAAACTAGTTCCATTTGTTCCATTCGTTCCATTCGTTCCATTTGTTCCATTTGTTCCATTTGTTCCAGCAGCACCATTTATTCCATTTATTCCATCTACCCCTTGTGGAATTCCAAAATTTAATATTGGATTTGCTGCTGATCCTGTATCTGTAACCGATGCCGGTTGTCCTGCCGCTAATGTAGTAGTAGTTCCAATACTTATTACTGGTGCTGGTGCTACATCAACAGCAGTTAATTGATTTATATTTATAGCAGCACTAGGACTTAATGGGAAAATACTAGTAGCAGCAAAAGTTTGTAGATGCATATCTACATCTGCCGAATACCATTTTAATTGAATATAATCACCTGCTACTGCTGTTAATAAAAATGTCCAACCTGTAATTAAGGCAGCATCATTTCCTTGTAATCTTTGCTGACCGGTTGAATTAGAAAGTTTAGATCCATTTAATAAAACAAAAATATCAATATTATCTGTTCCAGCATCACTTTTATCAACTTGTAATGAAAAATTAATACTATATGTTCCAGCAAAACTAAATGTAAATTTTGATTTATCTATAGAACTTTGAATAATACTTCCATCTGCAATATCTTGACTATTAAAAGTAATAAAATTTCCTGTTGTTGTATTATTATTATTTTGAGTTGTTGTATCAAACCACGCCCCATAATGAACTTGACTTATTCCTGCTACTACAGCATTTATTTGGTCTTGTAAATCGCTATAAGAGTTGGCTAAATTTAATATTTTTGATCCAGAAATATTATTAATGAAATTTGCTGTTAAATTATCAACATAAAGATTTTCTAGATCTGTTACACTTGGATTACCAGTTAAAGTATTATCAACTACATAAACATCACCTAATATAGACATTATTATATATATATATTAGATTATTTTTCATCATATACATCAAAATAAAGCCATATTTGATAATTCAAAGCATTTGCTAGTAATGCTTCCGTAGGGCTTATCATTTGAATAGTTAAATTTTGATTTGATGTTGGTGCTTTAATTGTAACACCAGCAGCGTTACTTGTTGTGTCTGCTAATAAAAAAGCATTTGTAGATAATGTTGGATCTACCTGTGGAATTAAATGAGAAAGATTTACACCATTACTATTATTAGAATATGGGCAAATAAATGAACCTCTTACAGAACCAGAAAAAGCAGTAAGAGTATATGTTCCAATAGCACCAGCAGCCGAAACTAATTTAATTCTAACATTTACATCACCGGCATAATCACCGAATATTTCTTTCCAATTTATATTCCATGTTACATTTCCTAAAGATGCGGTATTTGTAGGTGCGTATTTATAACCAGCAGGGGTAGTCGTTGAAAGGTATAAACTATAAGTTCGCATTATAATTTATAGTAAGAAAATAAAACTATACAAATCGTATTGTTGGAAATTGAATTGGTTGAGGTATTACTTGTTCCGGTGCTTTAGGTGCTGGTAATTCTTTTTTAGGTGCTCTTTTAACTATTACTTCTTCTTCGCTGTCGCTTTCCTCACGATAAATGATCTTCTTCTTTTTTGGCTTTTTAATTATTCTCTCTTCAACTTCCACATCATCATCATCGTCTTCTGCATAAATCACTTTTTTTAATTGTTTTGTTTTATTATCTTTATTCTTTATTAATTTCTGTGCTTTCTTCAAGACAAGTTCCTCTGCTACTTTTTTATCTTCCTCACGCTTCGCATCTCTTTTAGCATCTCTTACAGCACGACCTTTTGCTAAATTAATAGCAACGGCTTCACGCTGCTTATCCGTAAGAGTTCTTTTAGGTTTTTGAATAATCTCTACTTCTGGTTCTTCTTCTATTTCTTCTAAATCAAGGGTCACTTCTTTAGGTTCTTTAGCCATTCTATAGAAATGCTAGAGAAAATAATCTTTGTATAATATATAAATGGAACTTTCTGTTGTTGATCCGGAAGAGAAGTTGTTAAATGAACAAGTAGATAAGATGATTGGTGCAGACACTAATCTTGCTACAATTGTAAAAATGGCGTTGAAACCTGACTGCGTAGATGATGCGACAAAAGAACAATTAATTTATAAGATAAGATTAGGAAACGAAAAAGAAGCAAAATTATTTGAAGAACAATTTAAATATACTATGGACATGGCTGGAAATATAATAGAGGTAAATAGTATAGATGGCGGAAATATCCAAATTGAAACCGATATTAGAAGCGAGTTACTTGAACCAGAACGAAGCGAGTAAAAAACTTAAAGATTTAGGATACACTTATGATGATAAATTATCTACAAATGAAAGTAAAGTATTTGTTGATGCACAAGGTAATCCAAATATCGCTTTTAGAGGATCAAAAAGAGTAGAGGATTTTTTAAGAACTGATGTCTTACAATTTGTTGGATTAGGTGCTTATGATAAGCGATTTCAAGAAGCGAAACATTTAACTAAATTGGTAGAAGATAAATATCATAAACCGGTTGATGTATTTGGTCATAGTTTAGGTGGAAAATTGGCTGAAGTTTCTGGTGCACATGGAAATATATATACTTATAATAAAGCAACTGGACTTGCCGATATTGGTAAAAAAATACCAGAGAAACAAAAAGATGTAAGAACAACTGGGGATATTGTTAGTGCTATTTCTACTACACAAGATCATAAAAATAAAATGAAACAATTAAATGGTTTATTAGGTTATGTTCAAGGGATAATCCCAGCACACGATATAAAGAATTTAAATGATTCAAAATATAATGTCGTTAAATAATATATTGGTTATATATATATATGAATACACAACCAATAAGTTCACATCTAGTTTTAGAATCAAAAGTATTTAACTTATCTACAAGAGGTTCTGCTGGATCAATTCTAAATGAAGATCCTAATTTCAAAAGTAAGATTAGATTTGATGTCCCTGATATGATTGTTCGTGATGAAAATGTAGAGTATATTCAATTTAGTGTCCCTTATGCAGTCATACCGATTTCATTCTATACTATAAATGAATATAATCGTGTATTGAATCTTATTGAGAATTATAATGGTGCTTTTGAAGGAACAAATACTACTATTACTTTTCCAGTAGGAAATTATAATGCCTCACTATTTATGACTACATTTAAGAAATTATTAAATGGAACTACTAGTGGTGCTGGTAGATGGAATATTATTTTGAATGATATTGATTCTAGTTTTACAATAACAAATACTAGTTATAATTTTATTCTTTTAGAAACATCAACAATATCTAGCATTATGGGATTTAGTGAAACTTTATATAGTGGATTTCCGGCTGTAGTTTTAAACTTTATTGATTTAACAAGATGTTGTAATTTTTTATCACTACCTAGAGTTTGTTTAAGATGTAATGATTTAGCAAATTCTAACATGGTTGGCGATTTTGGATCTAGTGATATTATTTTATCTATACCAAATGATTCTCGCCCAAATAGTCAAATCGTATATCAAAATACAACTCAAAGTAAAATGTTATTTAGGAAAGATAAAATGGATTCTTTTATTGTTACTTTAACGAATGATGATGGACAATTATTAAACTTTAATGGGATAAGTAGTTTCTGGACTTTTCAATTTGATATTTACAGAAGATTAAGCGATAAACTACCGGCATTTAGTCAAATTACGAAATCTGTAAATTCTATAAATAATCAAAGACAAATGTTACAAGAGGGCGAATAATTTTCTAATCGTATAGTATAACAGAAATGTCCCTTCCATCTGCCGTTGGTCTTCCTGCTGAAATGCAACTTGGAACTTTAGATTATTCTTTACCTAGTGATGCAAAGAGTTTTAGCGTTCGTGTTCAACCTTCTAACTTGTCGCAGATTGTTTCTGCTTCTCAAACCCTTACTGCTTCAACTACTCTTGATAATATCTCATTCCCAAGCCAGTCAATTATCTTTGATATACCTTGCGGATCTAGCCCTTCTACTTTCCTTGATAATCGTATGACTACACTTAACTTTCGTGCTACTACTAACACCCCTGCTGGTTCTTCTGCTGCTGTTATGACTAGTGCTTTCCTTCGCTCTGGTGCTTATTCCTTCTTTGATCGTATGTATATTGTAGCCCAGAATGGAAACATTATTGAGGATATTACTGAATATGCTATTGTAAATGATACGCTTATTGCTTTACAGATGTCTAACTCTGTTCGTGATGGTGTTGCTAATCAATTTGGATTTTTATCTTCAACTGCTATTGATAATCAAGGTCATGCTATTGGTATTCTTAACAACAGAACTTTGGCTACTACGGCAGAGAGCGAGGTTCATTCATATTCCGTTCCTCTTCTTTCCGGTGTTTGTGGTGTCCTTGCTGATAAGATGCTTAACATTGGACGCACCAGCCGTCTTCAAGTTGTTCTTGTAACAACTAACCAGTTGCCTTATACCATTATTACTTCTACTGCTACTACGGCTGGTTCGTTCTCTGTAACATTAAGCGACTTCTCGCTTGGTCTTGAATACATAGATGTTGGACTTAATGCCCTTCAAATGTTAGATCAAACACTTGCCGATGGTAAAGCATACATTCACGGCACTTCTTATAGAACTGCTACTGCTACTATCCCTGCTAGTTCATCTGGACTTCAATCACTTTTAGTTGGTGTTCGTGCCTCTAGTGTTAAATCGCTTTTTGCTCGTTTCTTTGATGGTGGTGCTGCTTCTACTACTAACTCTGTGAATGGTAAATTTGATTCTAAAAATCCTTCCATTAACAGCGTGAGTTGGTCAATTGGCGGTATTAAATTCCCCCAGTCCAGCGTAAATCCTCTTCTTAACCCTGCTCAAGCATTTAGGGAAACACAGATGGCGGTTGGATCATGGAATAACTATTTATTCACTTCCGGTATTACACCTGCGAATTACTGCAAGTTGGCGGTTGGTGGAACTGCGGCTGGAAATACTTCTACTACAACTGACTATAACTACACGACTGGTTCTTCTGCTTCTGCTCAATCCCAGTTTATCTTTGGTGTGAATACCGAAGTGGTTATGCGTCGTGGTCTTCTTTCTGGTTACAACTGCACGGCTGCCCCCATCTTCTTGGAAGCCAATCTTGCTGCTTCTGTAACCAACGCTAATACGCTCTTTGGTATTGCTATGATTGATTGTATCTTGATACACGATGTTCGCTCTGGCGATATTCAAGTTAGGGTTTAAGTGATATAAATATAATATATGTATTATGTATAGTTATTATGGATAATACATGTAAAAAAATTCAAAATAGGGAAAATCCTAATGATGTATTTCTTACACCTGAAACATTAGTTAAGATACATTTAGAACTAGTAAAACCATTCTATAAACCAAATGATAAGATACTAGATGGATTTTATGGGAAAGGAATTTACTATAATATGTTTCCAACTTATTTTAAGGATTGTAATCGTGATTTTACCGAAATTGAAATGGGAAAGGATTTTTTTGAATATTACGAAAAAATTGATATGATAGTAAGTAACCCACCTTTTAGCCAAATAGATAATGTATTTGAAAAAAGCGTTATGTTAGATCCACATACAATAAGTTATTTAATTGGTGCTATGAACCTAACAACTAGAAGAATTGCTTATATGGAAAAGAATGGTTACAAGTTAGTAAAGTTTCATTTAACAAAAGTATATAAATGGTTTGGTATGTCTTGTATTGTAGTATTTTCAAAAGAAGGAAATAGTTGTTTATCCTATGATAGAATAGTTCATAAATAAATATCTTTAGATATAGTATAATGTTTCATCGTGAAGAAAAGATTAAGTTTATTCGTCCTCATTCTATTCCCCATTTAATAAGACATGGGCAGCAACAACCTCATATTATAAATGATATTGTGTTTGCTGTTGATTTTAATGTTAATCCTTACTATCCTACGCAGCGTCCATTAAATAGATTTGAACTTCCTAGTTCATCTATGCCTTATCCCTATAAAGCCGCCTATGGCTGTGCTATGCCTTTAATAAATAAAGAAGCCGGATATTAAATATTTAGTAAGTATATATGAACGCACTTTTAAAACAGGTTTTAGAACCAAGTCCATTACCGACCAGTAAAGATGATTTTAGACAACCTCTTGTTCCTAGAAGGCGTATAATAGTTAAGGAAGAAACTAAAAAACCGACTATTAAAGATAGTGATAAAGTTGCCGTTATTGCTAGGGCTAGGGGGGTTGAATTATTTCCAGCAAACGACGCACCACAACCACCAAGACCACCTAGCAATATAAGAAAACAATTTATTAGAAAGGGTGGAAAGGGTTTATTCAATTAAAAATGGCGAGATTATAATTGGTGATAAACCTGATACAACTTGCGAGATAAGACACG